ATAAATGACACAATATATCAATACTCAACTGTTGCCGCATGGGAAATTCAATCTCCTTTTCATGACAATAAATTGTTTAGAACAGTTACAGAAGAAACAGTGCCCTATGGGTTAGTTTTTAAAACAGACGGAACTAAATTTTACATTGTTGGCAATACATACGACACAATTTTTCAATACTCATGCGCAACGGCTTGGGATATTAGTACTGGGTCTTATGACAACAAAGCGTTTACTACTACTGCGCAAGAAACACAACCCAGTAGTTTATTTTTTAAACCAGATGGCACTAAGCTGTATGTAATAGGCAGTTCAAATGATGCGGTATTCCAATACTCATGTGCTACGGCGTGGGACGTAAGCACTGCATCTTACGATAGCAGGTCATTTAGTGCTACTACACTGGAAAGCGGCGCAGAAGGATTGTTTTTCAAACCAGACGGCACTAAGTTTTATATTACAGGTACTACAAACGACACAGTATTTCAATTTGCCTGTGGCACAGCTTGGGAAATTAGTACCGCGTACTATGAAACAAAATCATTTATTATTAGAGCGCAAGAAGGTACTACACAAGGTGTGTTTTTTAAAGATGACGGAACAAAATTTTATATTGTAGGTAGTATAAATGATTCAGCTTATCAATACTCTTGTACTACCGCATGGGACGTAAGCACTGCTTCCTATGACGGTGTTGCGTATAGTATTTTAACACAAGATACGACAAGCCATGATATTCAATTTAAATCAGATGGTACTACATTTTATGTTTTAGGTGAAGCTAGCGATACGATCTATCAATACTCATGTCTACTACAATAAACAAATAGAACATATTAAAAATGAAAGGAAGTTACATCGGTAAAAAACCCTCTGGTTACAGCGCCGTCTCTGCCAGTAAAACAGGGGCTTGGGAAATTTACGACCAGGGGCAAATGGTACGTGATACCCAATGGACCGGTCAACCGTGGGAGGTGAATAACGGATATTACCTAAATAAAAAATGGACGGTTGGGTTAAGTGAAACAACGCCCACCGATGTTCAGTTTAATGATGATGGAACTAAACTTTATATTATAGGTACTTCTGGAGATACAATTTTTCAATACTCTTGTTCTACAGCATGGGATGTAACTACAGCTTTTTACACAGGTAAATCTTTTAGTGTTAATGCGCAAGAAAGTACTCCAAATGGATTATTTTTTAAATCTGATGGTACCAAGTTTTATATTGTAGGCCAAACAAATGACACTGTATATCAATACTCATGTGCTACTGCATGGGATGTAAGTACTGCTTTTTATGATCTTAAAGCATTTAGTGTTAATGCACAAGAAGGAACCCCGCTTGGATTATTTTTTAAACCGGACGGCACTAAGTTTTATATTGCAGGTGTTAACGGTGTTACGGTTTATCAATACTCCTGCGCTACAGCATGGGATATAAGTACTGCATCTTATGATACTAAATCATTTAGTGTTTTTGCACAAGATTCAGGGCCAAATGGAGTATTTTTTAAATCAGATGGTACTAAATTTTATGTTGTCGGCTCAGTTAGCGACGCAGTATACCAATACTCATGCGCCACGGCCTGGGACGTAAGTACAGGATCTTACGATACTAAATCTTGCCGACTTTCTGGTATAGAAGGATCCTCTACTGGTTTATGTTTTAAATCTGATGGAACTAGATTGTATGTTATTGGTACTGATCTTGACTTAGTAATTGAATTCACCTTGTCTACTGCCTGGGATGTTAGTACTAACAATAGAGCTGGCGGTGTGTTTTATGTGGGGGGACAAGATACGGTTCCACAGGATGTTTATTTTAAATCAGATGGCACTAAGTTTTATGTTGTAGGGGACACTAATAATACTATTTATCAATACTCATGCGCTACAGCATGGGATGTAAGCACAGCATCTTATGACACCAAATCGTTTAGTGTTGCTGCGCAAGAAACACTACCTTTAGGTTTCTTTTTTAAATCTGACGGCACTAAGTTTTATATTGTAGGTCAAGCAAATACAAGAGTATATCAATACTCTTGTGCTACAGCATGGGACGTAAGTACTGCGTCATATGACACTAAATCTTTTAATGTTGGAACGCAAGATACAATTCCAACTGGATTATTTTTTAAATCAGATGGTACTAAGCTGTATGTTGTAGGGGACACTAATAATACTATTTATCAATACTCATGTGCTACAGCATGGGATATCAGCACTGCCTCTTACGATACCAAATCGTTTAGTGTTGCTACACAAGAAATAAATCCATATGGATTATTCTTTAAAGATGATGGTACTAAATTTTATATCATAGGACTAAATACTCCAAGAGTTTTTCAATACTCATGTGCTACAGCATGGGATGTAAGTACTGCTTCATATGATAATAAATCTTTTACGGTTTCCGCAACAGACAATCAAACATACGGTTTATTTTTTAAATCAGACGGCACTAGACTTTACGTTGTAGGTGCAGCGACTGATACTTTATTTCAATACGACCTACCCCTGGCATGGGACGTGGTTAATGCTGGGTTTGGCATTAAATCTTTTGCGGTAAACTTACAAGATGACAACCCAACTGAAATAACTTTTAGCTCAGATGGCACCAAGCTTTATTTACTTGGCAGTCAAAATGATTCGCTTTATCAATACACATGTTCTACAGCATGGGATGTAACTACTGCGGTTTTCAATTACAACTCAAGTGGTGCTTACGGACGTGCTCGTGTTACTACGCAAGAAACAGCTCCCCATGGATTATCTTTTAAATCTGATGGTACTAAATTTTATATTGTAGGACAAACAAGTGATACGGTATTTCAATACTCATGTGCTACTGCGTGGGATATTAGTACTGCATCTTATGATGCCAAATCATTTAGTATTTCTGGACAGGAAACACTATCACTTGGATTATTTTTTAAACCAGATGGGTTAAAATTTTATGTTGTAGGCCTGGCAAATACAAGAGTATATCAATACTCATGTGCTACAGCATGGGATATTAGCACTGCATCTTATGACAGTAAATCTTTTCTTGTTAGTTCACAGGAATCATCTCCAGCCGGAGTATTTTTTAAATCAGATGGTACTAAGTTTTATATTGTAGGCAGCTCAAATAATACAGTATTTCAATACTCTTGCGCTACAGCATGGGATGTGAGCACTGGTTCTTATGACAGCAAATCTTTCAGTGTTTCTTTACAATCAACATCTACAAATGGGGTGGTAATTGATGATTTAGGAAGATTTTTATACATTGTCAGTGCATCACCCACACCATACTCTATGTACCAATATTCTTTAGTTTAATTTACAAATTACAACAACCGGAATTTTTTTAATAAATCAATAACTGGTTGTAATTGTTTTAATTTATTGTCAATATTTACAAGTAATACTTCAATTTTTTTAATACGCGTAATCACCTCATCCACACGTTCCGTAACCGGAGACGCTACATCTAGCAACTCATCTCCTAACATCTTGCCGAAATCCATGATTTAATTATTCATCTATGGATAAACTACTCCCACCTAATATTCAATTCCCACCAATACCGCCATTACCAAAGCCAGCCTTAGATCTACCGCGTATTGAAGTCCCAAGCTACGCACCAATCGTTCTTCCCTACTCAGGGGAAACCAACATACCAAAACAAACTAGTGCGTCCGAAGAACAAAAGACCGCCCCTGAGAACCAGAAGAGTCAACCAGCTGCCCCACCACCAGTAGCGGCAATAACCCCACCAGTAACATCACAAGAACCACAAGAGATTGAACCAACGCCTTTGTTAAAGCCTGAATTAAATAACCCACCTCAGCCAAAAGAAACAACTTCTATAACTCTACCTGGAACTGATATACAAATTCCCGTACCAAGAGCAGAGATTATTAGTGCAGCTGCAACAACAAGCGTAATAAGTGTTGTAGCTACCTTATCGGCAACAGCAACGTTTAAACATTTGGTAACAGTATTCAAACCAATTATTACTCAGGTTTTAAAACGAATACAGAAGTTGCGGGGGAAGAAGACTTTAACGTGGTCACGGCAGCGGATGGAATTACGTCAGCGCAAACGAGTGCATAAGGAGATTCAGGGCGGATAACAAAACCAGACTTATAAAACTCAGCGCATTTAAGAAGTCTTACCAATTCATAATCTAATCTTTCTTTGGATAACTTACTACGTCCTAATTCTTTACACAAATTAACAGCTTCTTTATCTAATGGAACACTAAAAGATAATTGCATTCCATAATTACCTGAACTTGCTTGTTGATTAAATTGGGAATTACCAATATAAAAAGGAGTGAACACTACAGTTGGACCGCTACATACAAGACCAGGGCTAAATGATTGCTGGTTAAAACTACCTTGGTTTATTTGGACGGCTTGGTTTGTAACGCTACCAAAAGAACTTGCCTGGGGATTTGCATTGACATTAGTATTACCAGTCTGCCCCAGGGCTGGTGTTATTGCGAGAAGACAGACAACGAGTTGGTAGTAGAAGTAGTGGTGATAGTGCGGTTTAAATCCGTAGTGCTGATAATGCCCGCGTTTAGTTTTACTTCGCTGAAGCTGAAGTCTTTTGTTGGATCTGTCACCGCATAGGTTGTAGTAGAACCAATCACACCAGAGGGGGCGATATTGGAACCTGTTACAGAATATTGAGTGCCACCATAGGTTTCGATTCGATAAGTTTCGGTAATGTTTTGGGAGCTGACTGTTGTTGAGTTGACTGTTCCTGTTGTGAAGTTGGGCGTTACCACTTGAGAAAAGGCGGGGGCACCTATTAAAAATGTTAAGAAAGCTAGTAATTTCCACATGTTTTTAAATTGAACCAGGGCATGCTTTAAGTTTATCACCGGGTAGAATTAAATCAGAAAAAATATAAACATGAAGATCTCATCTAAGGGCCTTAAGTTAATCAAAGAATTTGAAGGATTGCGCCTTGATGCTTATTATTGTTCATCAAACGTCCTTACAATTGGCTATGGATCTACTGGTAGTCATGTACGTCAAGGCATGCATATTACCGAAAAAGAAGCAGAAGATCTACTAAAGAAAGATCTTACGCGTTTTGAAGAAGGTGTCTCCAAATTAATTTCAATCCCTCTCAGTCAAGAACAATTTGATGCCCTTGTATCGTTCGCATTTAATTGCGGTAACGGTGCACTGGAAGAATCAACACTTCGTCGCAGGCTTAACGCAAAAGAAAATCCAAATACTGTTGCACAGGAAGAATTAAAGCGTTGGACCAATGGTGGTTTAGCAGGTCTTGTACGTCGCCGCAAAGCTGAAACTGATTTGTTCTGCAGTAGTTCTGCAGTTTCGCCAACAAATAAAATAATTACCATTACCGCTACACACGATACCCTTCTCAAGAAGGAACCCGTTGCTGGTGCTGAGTTAGCAGCCAATGAAAAAGCTAGTATCAGCAAAGGGAAAACGTACGAAAACGCTAAAATACTTAAAGAAGAATCCGGTCACGTCCAAGTTGAATTACCGTTTGGCTCTGGTACTTGGTGGGTGTTTCCTGGTCATTGGAACGGGTTGGGTGGTGATACCCCAGCTGCTACGCCTAGTGCTGCTACTGGTGACATTAAACTTGCTGTCCCAGAATGGTTGCAAACCGACAACTACACCCAAGCTGGTCGCACCTGCAACTCCTCAAGTTGTGCAATGTGCCTTGCCTTCCTCAAGCCAGGTGCTATCAAATCCGATGATGAATACATCAAAAAATTAATCTCGGGTGGTTTTGGCGATACAACCGACCATGGTGCACAGGGTCGCCTACTTAAAAGCTACGGCCTTGACTCCACTTGGCACACCAACCTAGGCTTTGCAAATCTTGAAAAAGAACTGAAGGCTGGCCGTCCGGTTGTTATCGGCATCCTCCACCGTGGCACCTTATCAACCCCCACTGGAGGCCACATGCTCGTAGTGCGTGGTCTTAAAACCAACGGTGACTTTATCGTCAACGATCCCTACGGCTCAGTTAATGACGGATATTCAGGCCCCCCAGAAAATGGTAAGGGTGCTGTCTACACACGTAAGATGCTTCAATCCCGCTGGTTACCCGAAGGACCTACATCAGGTTGGGGACGTACTTTCCAGCCATGAAAATTAAATTAACTCCAACACAACTCAGGTCTTACCTCAGCACACTTATACCAGCCGGTGTCCTTACCTGGGCGCTGGCTGTGTTAACAATGAACTATATCGGGATTGCAACTAAGATTGATGCAGCGTTTATTTCTAGTTTGGTAACTAGCGTGCTTGCCGTTTATGGCGTATCACGCAAAGAAGAAGAAAGGAAAGAACCAACAGTTGGTCCTGCGCCAAGGATCGATTCAATTCCTGGAACACCAACCCCTAGACGCGGGCGTCCCCCAGGTAGCAAAAGTCAACCCAAAGCACCGCCCGTATTACCGCCTACTCCTTAATCAACGCATTTTTGCTTTGCCAATTACCAGGGCTAACATTTCAATTACCTTATAAATACGACGCACAATTGTATCGTCTTTAGGAGTAGGCGTTAATGCAGTAATTACACTAGCTGCAGCATGAACCGCAAATGCAGCATCAACATACTTAGTAATTCCCATGACCAAAAGAAATAATTTTCTTTATTCTATCTAACGTTTTTTATAAAAGAAAAAAGATTTATGTTCCTCTGATATCTCCCAGTTGCTATCTTCATGCATTTTAAACCATCGTTTCCACACCCGAAACTGTTTATCTGGCACTGTTGATTCGCAACGTAAACAGATTGAATCACCCGCAGGGATCTCATCTAACCAGTGGCGCACTTGACGTATTGCGATAGCTTGAGTCTTTGGCCCAAACTTACCGGTCAAAGACATATCCAGGCGGCGGACCCTGGTAGTCAAACGGCGACTCATCCACTGGTTTATTTGTTTCATGCTTTTTCCCACTGCCATACTCGCCAGCCATATACAGCCCGAGCCAGTCTTGATCCACGGAATCAAACGCAGTTTTAGGATCATTTTCTGGGGCAAAAAAATCGTCCCAGTCTTTTTGCATCGTTTTATTCTCATTGTTAATAGTCACAAGTCAAACATCTTAGCTTCAGCAGCCCAAGGATTTTCTTCACAATAGCGCTCAAAAGGAGTTAGTGCTTTGTTTTTAACTTCTAGTTGACATTGTTGAAACAATTTGCAAATAAACCAGTTGTAAAAATTAATCATGGGCTTGTTGTAAGGGGTACTAGCACAGCCGGGAAACGATCTGAGTCTTGATGCTCTCGCTCCCATGCTTCAGTCCACTCGCTTAACGAGTGATCATGTATATCATTCACTGTATAAGTATCAGTTATATCAGCCTCAACCAAACTTTCAGTTGAAATATCTTCATAAAGTAAGTAGGTATAATCTTCTAAATCTAAATAAAATTCAGTAACAGGAAACTCAATTACCATTGCTACTTCATAAGAAATAGGCTCATTCCTGGTACTGGAAATACACAGTAAGTATTCACCCACTCCCAAAGGGAAATAACGCTGATCACTTTGATCAAGTCGGTTTGCATTGTATAAGTTATATAAATCAGACTGGGCTGCCATCATATGCCCAACATAGGGATGATATATATCTCCATTAATTGACATCACTACGCTATCAGCGTCAAAAACATTACGACTTTCAATAGGATTTAAATTTAAATCATAAGTAGATAAATTGATGTATTTAGAACGTTCACCACCTTTAGCAAAAATTAACCAACCTGGAGTTAAAAGCCCAATCTTAAACCAATGATTGTAAGCACCTCCACCAAAACCTCCGTTTGAACTGGAGTTTGTATCAGCACGCCCCACAACTTTATTTTCAGGCCCAAGATTTCCTTTTAAATTACGTAAGGAAAGTTGATTGAATGAGCCTAAATTTAAAGGACTATTCTGTGTACGCTGTCTTTGAGGAAACTGATTCCTGGCCATTATTACTTAATTGAAATATAAATCCTATCCTTCATCATACTCGGGAGGTTCCTTAGCGTCTAACGGGTGCGTAATCGTTGGCTTGTAATCTTGTGTAATAATTTCTTGCTCGCGGTTTAACAAACGAGCCCTACTAATCTGCATTAATTTTTCTGCTTTGAATTCAATTTCAAACGGATACGTTTTCTCAGGTGGAAAAGAACGATTCCAACTTGAGACCATATGCAAAGGGTTGCCACACCTTGGATTACCGCAGGCGCGGGTGACGACCATGGAACCCACATCCCCCCAGGCGCACTGATAGATCGCCTTGTGGATGGTCACGTTCTCAGCTTTTTGGTGACTGTATTGAGCCCGGTAGGAAGGCATACACACACGCTTGGGACTGTACGCACCAGAGCTGGTGATGGTCCAACAATCTTCTGGATGTTTAATGTCAATACGTTTCCAAAGTTTTAAATATTTTAGTTTGTAATCATTATGAAGAAAGTTAATATCGAATCCACAATTGTTGCTAAGGATTTTTTTAACGCAGAAGTAACACCAATGATTGGTTGAGTCTCGGATCGTATGACCATGGGGACAATAGTATCCATGATGATACTCGTGAGACTCAAGTTGAGACTTGTCGAGCTGCTCAATGAGCTGCACATACCTGAAAGATGCCTGCTCAACTACGTTTTTGACTTGTCGATGAACATTTGCCATAGGTGCCTGTGCAGACTTTGCGTACTTAGGGTTAATTTTTTTTAGTCTAGAGCTAAATGACGCCGCTGTCGCAAAGTGTACGTGTTTCTCACTTGCGTCTCATAAGACACATACACTATTGTCGTACAGTGTCATCCAGCTTATAGGGGAATAAAAGACCCCCCAAAGTCTGCAATCTCTGTATCCAACCCTGGTCTCAACATAAGACTGAGTGCGTAAATAAAAAACCCCCAGCCGTAGCAAGGGGTTTGGAGACCAACGCGCAGATTTATGTTAGTGCATTAATCATGCGTTTCTCACGACGCTCCTTCTTTTTCTTTTTTTTCTCCACCGGTTCAGGACTTGGTTCTTCTGCCGTCAGTACGTCGTTAAAGATCCCACCAAACTGAGACGCAATTGTGTCCCAATCAAAGCGTGTATCTGTAGCACGCTGATAACAAAGCTCAGCTGTCTCATTAAGTTTCTCACGATTCTCATATAGATCCGTAAGAATCTCCGCCAGGTGATCACTGGAAGGACAGGGCAATTCGCGTGCGTAGTTGACGTCCACATCCACGTGATCACAACGGATAAGGCGCCCGTAGCCCTCAAAGATCTCCTTGCATGACGTATGGTCAGGCACTATTTGTGCAACACGACAGGCCGCGTGCTCAAAATTAACAAGACCCCAGCCTTCCCCTTTACATGTATTGACGCCAATGTCAACAGCATTGTAAATAGAATTAAGAGTCTCAACTTCAACGTTAGGCGGCCCTTCCGTTTGCGCAGTCAAGATGATGCGACCATTCGGATCAAGGCCTTCACGTTGCATAGCCCGTGCGAAAAGAGGCATGATATCCCAACCCTGGTCCTTCAACCCCATATGTAGGTACAGCTGGGTATCAGGTTTATCTTTAGCAAATTTAGCAAAAGCTTCAATAGTAATATCAATCCTCTTGCGAAATTGATTACGGTTACCGTTGAACACAATAAAAATATCATCACTCAAACCCAGGCGCTTACGTGCTTCAGCCTTATCTTGTGGATAGAACTGACTCTTTGTTACACCATGGGGGATAACAGCAATTGGCTGCGTAACACCACCAGCAATAAATTCGTAAGCACCAAATTCCGTGTACGAAATAACCCCATCCCATTTGTTAGCTGTTTCAGCCAAGCACCCCAACCAAGCATAGGAATCCATTGGGGCATACCCAACAAATTTAAACTTCTTTGCTTCGTGTAAATCAGCAATTTGTTTGTACTGTTCATTAATGATCCACATGTCATTAATGGTAAAAACGATATCAGGCTTTTCTTTTTCAACTATCTCCCTAATTCGTTGCTCACCGAAAGGTGCTGTTTGAAACCTGTTGGATGAGGGGTACATTTTGTAGTATTCCTGCAAGGGAGTCGGATCTCCCCACCAGTTATGCCCTAGTACTACAACGTCGTATTCATCACGGATGCGTTCAAGGACATTTTCGGTTACCCGCGCAAATCCAGTCATGGCGACAATATCACCACACCAAAGCAATTTCTTTTTAGTTGTCATTTAAGACGAGATATCTCGCTTTACTATACTTAATTCGTCGGCGTTGTGGACCGTACTAATTCTTTTTCTTTCGCTTTAGTTGATTTAAGTTTGACTTTAAGGAACTCAGCAGCCCTATGAGTTTGAGTGGTATCACCACATGTATATAAGTCAATGGCCGCATACCCAATCTCAGGCCAGGTATGAATACTTGCATGGGATTCTGCCAGCAAAGCCAACAGGGTAACGCCTTGCGGTTTAAATTTCTCACCAATAATCCGAAGGATATTGGCTTTTGCCATCACAAGAGAAGCCTCAAGCAATCGCTGAAGCTCCTCATAGTTATCAAGGATTTCTGGATCACAGTCGTAGAGATCCAGAATTAAGTGGCGACCGTTGCTCAATTGTCTATTGCTTCATCCTCTATTTTTGCATCAGTCTTCCTATCCAGCACATCTCCGTAGTAAGATCGCCACTCTTCTTTATTTAAACCGACTTCCACAATAGATGGATAGTTTGCATATTTAGGGTCGCCTGCCCTACATGCCAGGTTGACAACACGCATGCCACGACTGTCTTTAAATTGGTAGATATTCAATTTCAGCTGATGCATACACACGTCCATCAACAGGGATTCAAACCGGCTGCGACCCAGAATGTTGCTATTACTGGCACGTGAGAACTCACAGTAGCTGGCATACAACCACTTGTCGCAACTCACATATACATTTGAAGAACCACCCGTCGTGTGTTTTGCTAGGCCAATAGGAGCAGATGCCCCCTGGTCAAAGACAATACAGTGTTGCAACCAATCCATAATTTGATTGGATTTAAGGATCTGTTCGCGGTGATGCTTAGCAAAAAACTTAACTTTGTTATTGGTTTCCATCAGGTACTCCCGCATCTCAGTCTCATTCATGTCGAGAACCCAGTTGACCAGTCCAGGAAGGAGGTGAGCAAATTCACCGAACGGTCGCCCACGATCATCCATATCGATGAGTGTTTTTTGTTCTGCAGACGACCCACCAAACACATTATTAAAAGGAATAGTAAGACGGCGACGGGCGAGACCAGAGGTTGGATCAGTTGTTTGAATCGGTTCATTGGCAGTGATCATTACAAGGCCATTAAATTTGAAAGGCTTCTGACTACCGGTCTGAAACTTACGTTCATTACGGATAAGGTCACGCCCAGTCAATGCTTTCAACACTGAAACCGAACCGCCATAGCGCTCAACATCATTGAACAGCAATAACTTTTTCTTATATAAGTTAGCTGTCTCAAACCTGTTTTTCTCCAGATGCTCCAGCGAGGAGATCATGGCGTTGTCATCACCCACCAGGGCATGGGCCAGGTTTGCGTAGGTTGACTTACCCGATTTTCCTGGGCCGACAATCTCAACAAACTTTTGAATATCAGAACAACTCAGGAGCACCGCCCGCAGCCAAGCTCGCAAGACTTGCACCCTTCCCCAGGAATCATCCTGGACACTTTTGAGCCACTTGATGATGGGTTCACATCCAGCCCCTGGGTCATATGGGTAGGGCAGTTGTTGCGTGATGTGCATTTCCCGACTGAAAGGCAGGAGTTCCCTGGTGTGGATGTTAAGGATTCCATTAGTAAAAAGCAGGTGGTCATTGCTTTCGTACCAGTCATCAAAGATGAGAGTGATACGAAGTTGCTCTAGCACATCGTTGATCAGATTCATGCTGTAGCCATTGTGAAGAAAGTTATCCTTCACCATTTCAAACTTATGTTTGATGTCGCCACGCACCTCATGCTCCGACAGCTGGGACCACAACCCAGGCCCGCGATACTCGTAGATAAAGAATGAGCCTTGCGTTTGGCTGTACCGAAGGTTGCCGTTGTACATTTGCCGAATCACATCCGACACAACATCCGATGATGGGTTCCTTGGCTTCTGGTCTTTGCCTTGTTTCGTGCTTGGTAGCACCGGCACCCTTGCTTGGCGTGTATCAAACACCTGTGCAGGCTGCTCCGGTTGTACCAAATCTTCAAGACCTGAATCCAACAGCTCCTTCTCAAGGTCAACAAGAAGCTTGGAAACATGGTCCAATGTTGCGTCGTCTACATTCATTGCCCGATGATCTTGCGAAGGTTTCCACCCATGTTCTTGGGCGATATGTATTAGTGACCCCAAGCCACGACCCCCTCCTTTACTAAAGGAAAGCCAACGTCTGTGGCACTCACCATCCCTGTACTTATCTGATTGCTTGGACCATTCATCCCAAGCATCGAGCAGGGATTCATCCGTTGAGTGAAGCGTCTGACCAATCGTAATCCAAATGTCGTAGTCATCACAGGCTTCTATAGGCAAAGCCCACATAGCTTCCTGTGCCAGTTGCATGTCACGTTCAACACTAATCTCAGACGTGACTGCAAAATTCTTGCCAACCACACGAGTAATTTCTGTGGCCGGAACCCCCTGCTTAACATTCTTATTGATGATGGCATTCAATAACCAGTCCGGAAATTCTGGTAGCTTGTCACACCACTCAAACCCCTGCCCTTCTGCCGTGTAATAACCGTCAGTCTCAGGGTGTAGACCCATGAGAACTCCCTGGTGCCGAGACCAAAGAATCTCAAGTTTTTCTTTGGCACCCGTCCCGTGCCAGGTGTATTTATTACGGACGAAGTGCTTGTGTTTCTCCCGATTTAATTTGTATAGTTTCCGTTCTCGACCCTCTTTCCCGCTGCAAATGGTCAAGGTAGGAGGCAAAGCGGCATTGAAATCGGTTTCGTCTGCCAGTTCTGTGACGAGTGGGTAGACAGTCGGCCCATCAATGTCAACCCACACCAACCCATACGGATTGTTGTAAGCAGGCCCACCTATGACACCAACTGCTTTACAGTCACCTGCAATAATTTCTTCTTCAATTTCTTTCAGGCCAAAAGGCTTAGCCTGCCAGCCTGTAATGTACGGATCCTTACGTGCGCCGAGTGGCGTGAGCGGCCAGTCAAGTGGGATGAAGTCAAGGCGAATTTCTCCCGGTCGTAGGGACAACTTGTTGGTGCTCGTCATGCGGGGTGCGGGTTGGTCGTAAGGTCCACTCTAGGTTTCTTTGAGGGAATTGGGAATCCTTCAGTAGGGAAAATGCATGAACATGCATAGGTGTTGGAAGACAAAAAATGTCCCCATCCACAGCAGATGCCATGCGTTTGCCTAACGCAGCTATCCATTCCCCTGGAAAAATATGGATTTCCATGGGAGTCGATTTGAGTGTTTTCTTATCCTACGCCGGGTCATTCAGCTACAACCTATAGAAAGTTTAAGAATCAGCAAGTCTAATGAGACGCATAATTTCTAAGGAGAAGTTCGCATATGATGAGAACTGCAGCAATAAAATCATGCAAGTTGCTGGGAAATACTTAGCAGAAGTAGACCCCTCCAATGCAATGGCTAGTGCCAAGATTGAGGGGAAGATCAAAGGATTAAGCCCAGGACGTGCGATGCTACAGGCAAATCCTCGCCTTGCATTTGGCGCAAGTGACCTGGGGCTCAGCCAAAATGAATCCGCCTATTACAGCTAGGTTATTTATTCTTGTTGATAATCTTGAAGATATTGTTTTGCTGCATCAAACAGCTTAGGGTCTTCATTTAATAAACCAATAGAAGTGTTACAAGCCATACACAGAAGCCCTCTTACTTTATTCGTTTTGTGGCAATGATCTACAGCAAAACGTTTAACACCTGTCCTGCCGGGGCTTTTTGTTTTGCAAATCTTACAACAATGCCCTTGTTTTATTAATAAATTTTCATAATCTTTCAATTCAATTCCATATCGTAGCTTTAAACCTGAATTGGTAGAGCTACGCAAATAAGCAGTGCGGTCTTTATTTTTCCATTCTTTATATTTTTTAGCATCGCACGTTTTGCAATTACTTCTAAGCGCTTCCTTGCGCCCAGCTTTACTAAAACAAGAAAAATTTTTTAATTCTTTACACAAAGTACAGATTTTTTCCATCGGTTTAAATTAAATCAGGGTCGTAAACGTTGCAATTTTCAATTTGCGTATAGTATTCCGCAACAATTTGGTACCAGTCAGTATGTAAAGAATCAAGAAACCGCCTAGAAATTTTAAAAATTTGTGTTCTTATGGGCGTTGAAACAAGAATTGCAGCTTGTTGTACTTTTATTCCTAGGGTCTGGGTAATACCTATATCGTACGCAGCTAGTTGCTTAAGTGTCTTTTTAAATTTCATGTGACCCCCCAGCAGGTCTCGCCATTCAGGCGACCCCTTCTCCAAATCCTTAGGCCACTTGCGACTGTAGGGTTTGACGCTGGTTTTTAAATCAGCAAGAGTAAGCTTACCGTTAACCACGCCAATGATGTCAGGAGCGCCAGCCCAAGCCCGCCCTTCGTCATCGCAACCCCACACGCGAGCCACGTCATCAGCGCCAACAGTGAAATTAAATCGCTCCAGAATGGGGGATTCCGCCCAAAGAACCTCCGTAAATTGGTCAAGAATTGATGGCATACCCGACCAAAATTCCGCATAATCCTCCTTGATCTCCGGAGTTTTATTCCCTTTAAGGTACTGTTCCATCCCATAGTGAATTGCAGTACCGCGTTCTGCAGCAGCTTCCTTAACGCCAGGATTTGCCTTGGACCACATCTCCAACTTTTTCTTGTTGGCTTCTGATGCAGTTTCCGAAAGAATTGTGGTGACCGAAGGCGCTGGCCCAGTTTCAAGCGGAGTAACGTAGTGACGTTTGCCATTAAGTGTTATTCGTGCAGGACCACGATTTAAATCTTTGAGGCGACCTTGCCAATCGTTACTCATTTGAGTTTTTTATATTGCTTACAATCTAGTACATGTATCAACGAACTGTATATTTTGCTATGGTTAGTGAATGATCAGCTACAAATTTTTCCATGAGCTGTAAACTAGTACGCTTTTACTATGGCGAACACACCTCCGATGGCTTCAACAAGGTAGCCTTTGACGATTACGACGAAGAAGAAGCTGATCTTCACGAAGAAAAGCTCCAGCAAGAAAAGATTGATTACATCCGCATCGCCCTTTAAAGTTTTATTGTCATGAAAGTTCACAATCCTCCCGCCTCATGGGCAGAATATTTTGAAACCGTTCAACCCCGTCTTAACAAACGTAGTGATAGCTTTCAAAAAATTTTTAAATACCTAAGCGACAAAAAAAATCCGGTCATTGTTGAGACCGGTACGTACCGTGAAGAAGACAACTATGAAGGCGACGGATGCTCTACTCTTCTTTTTGATTCATTTATTGATTACCATGGAGGTAGTGTTTATTCTGTTGATATTGATCCAGAAGCATGTGAGCTAGCCAGAGAAAATACTTTTTTCACCGAGGTAGTTGAGTCAGACTCAGTGGAATTTCTTGGCTCTCTTGAAGGTAAAGTCGATCTTCTCTACCTGGATTCCTACAATATTGATGATTGGAATAACGACTGGGCACCGGCTGCTCACCACCTAAAAGAATTATTTGCAGCTAAGAACTGTATTAAAGAGGGCACCTTGATTGTGGTGGATGACAACATCACCGCACCCAATGGCAAACGCCTTGGCAAAGGTCGTCTTATTTATGAACTGATGGAATCTCTTGGAATTGAACCGTACTTTGATGATTATCAAGTCGGCTGGATCTGGCAAGAAGCAGTGTAGCCTACAGGATACACATGTTCATTACAGGCCCTATACTAAGAGCACCCAAAGAATCTGAAATGGCTTTATCAAATCAAGTAAAAGAATCTGTTAATGCCGCTACCGATTGCTTGCGTGATGCGTTGGCATTTGCTGCTCGCGCAGAACACCCTATTACCATCAACACCCTTTCAGATATCTTAATGCGGCTCGAATCCCTGGAGCACATTGAAGACATTATGGAAAAGTTCCATAAAGCTCAAGAACGTAACATCAACTAATAGCTGGGTTAAAATACTAGAAGAAAAGAAAATAATCCTGATGTCTCAGGAGACTAAGTATACAAAACCTGAGTTACGCGAGAACATTAAAGATCGTGTGATGGCTGGCTCCAAGGGAGGTAAGCCAGGCCAGTGGTCTGCACGCAAGGCTCAACTTGTAGCGCAAGAGTATAAGCAAGAAGGTGGGGGTTATAAGGGAGGTAAGGGAGAAGGGCAGAAATCTTTAGAAAAATGGGGTAAAGAAAAGTGGCAAACCAAAGACGAATACGAGAAACGCAGTAAAGCTAAAGCTGCAGCCAAGAGGTATAAAGATGGCAAGTGATAAGGCGATACAGGACGGATATACCAAGCGTTACCTACCAGAAAAAGCTTGGGCATCATTGTCAAAAGAAGAACGTCAGGAAACAGATCAAAAAAAACGTGCTGCCAGTCGTGAAGGAAAACAATTTGTTTCTAATACGGATGCAGCTAAGAAAGCAGGTCGTGCAGCACGTGCAGCCAAACGTTACAAGAGTAAGTAATTCAATCTATAATTACTGAAGAGATATTTTTAATTATGGCTGAAGGTAAAAAGTTTGTCCCCGGAAAGGGAATGGTTCCCATCGGTAAAGCAGCCCCTGAGAAAGGCGGCAAAAAAGAAGCTGTACCGCCCAAGAAAGGTGTAGTTCCTCCTAAGAAAGGAGAAGTTCCCCCTAAGAAGGGAGCTGTCCCAGCCAAGAAGGCTGTGCCACCTAAGAAAAAATAAGTTACACTTACCGTGCGGACAGTCGAGTCCGTTCCACCTTATAAAGAAGTGTGCTCCGAAAGGGGCGGGTGTGGATTGTTTATTTACCCTGGCCTGAACCGGGGTTTTTTGTTATACTAACTGTGTACCCGTTATGCATTTGCATCGGGTTCAGTGTACTTCCGGCTAAACGGAAGGGTGCGTTCTTTGATCTTGCTAAAGAACCCAGCGGGGATGGGACCCGCAACACGGGATACTCGCTAGGCCCATAGCCTAGAAAGAGGTCCCAAAAATATAAAGGGTGCAGCTAGGGTAACTGCATTAAATGTATCCCGCCCAGAAGTTTGGGGTCGCCCTTACATTCCTAGATGACCTGGACGCAGAATCGAAAACGTATTGAGCGAAATCGTCAGAAGTTTCTTGCGTACAAAAAAACTTTACGTTGTAATCACTGTGAGTTAGCCGATCATCGCGTCCTTGAATTTCACCATATTGGTGACAAAGATTTAAACGTATCTAAAATGGTTAATCATGGATACGGTTGGGACCGCATCCAAAAAGAAATTGAAAAATGTATTCCCCTTTGTTGCAACTGCCACAGGCTTGAGCACTGGACAGATTAACGACCTATTATTGAACCACTGTTTAATAAATTAGCAAATGCTTCGGCTTTAGAACCAAGTTGATCCCACCAAGGGCGACCAACAGTCTTGGTACCAGCAACAGAACCATAAGGAACTTGGACAGGTTTACCACCAAGAATTGCTGTTCCCATACGTGGTTGAATACTAGGTGTTACAGATGATTGAGGTATGGTAGGTTGTTGTGTTTGATTTCGCGTTGTCCAGTCACTACCAGTGCGACCACGATATGCACGATTAAGCGCTTTACCTGTTTCAATTGCACCAAGACCTGCTAGTAAACCGCCAGCCATAGGAAGTGTTCCACCTACAAAAGCAGCAGGACGGACATAACCAGCTGTTGCTAAATTTTGTAATCCTAATTGTGCTCCTGTTCCTACAGCCGAACCAATTGCTGTATTCATAGCAGCAGTTGTTCCAGCTTGCAGATAATCACCTGCAGACAATGCATCAATAACTGCAGGATCCATTGCCGTAAGAAGTCCACCAGTAGCAAAACCACCAAGACCCAAACCTTTTACAGGTTCCCCTGCTTGAAGTAATTTATTTGCCTCTCTTCTTAGTAATTTTTGAGCAGCAAGAGGTCTTAATACATCTCTATTAATAGTAAAACCATAGCCACCAGGGCGGAGAATATCGTCTTTAGATACATTATTAATATCAGTAGGTATTAATCTTGGTGGAATATACGTTTCAGTCGATGCTCCATATTTAGACTTTATACCTTGTTTTTTTCTGTATACATTATCAGTAAAATTTTCGTCAGGTTCTGTTATTACAGTATAAAAACTTTTACCTTTCGATGGCAGTATACCAATATTTTTTAAATCAGTTGCTTTAGCGTAGCCACTTTCTGGATTTAATAGTTGCGATATAGATGGAAATTCACTTATCACACCAGTTACACTAGTGGTAGGCAGCGTAACAGCTTCTCCTACTGCTGGTACAGAACGTGCGTATTTTTCTAATGTTTGATAAGGTGTTAGATTTTCCGCTTTTGCTAATGCTTGTAAATTATCACGTAACAAATCTCCGGGTTTTATTTTAGTTGTTGGATTTTGTGTTTGAAATTTAAAAGATAAATTGCGTTCAGCAAGAAGAGACTGCAAATCACCAGTAGTTAATTCTCCTCTAGCACCGATTAAATCTTTTCTAAAACTAATATCTTTTGATGCAGTAGAGGTTCCCCAAGAAGGACCTGTGCCAGGACCGAGATCTTCATATTGTATAAAATTTGCCCGTGGATCTACGTTTCCGTTTTTTTTAATACTATGTGTGAATAAATAATCGGCTTCTTTAGAAGGGTCCGCATTAATACGAGAAAGATATATAGAAGGATTAGCGCCTGCAAATTTTTCACCTAATCCCCAATTACCTTCTGCATAAGTATATTCAGGATGCCCTGTATTACCCCAGACATAGCCAGCAGTACCTGGGACTTTATTAGAAAGTGTGTTGATTTTATTTTGTAATTTTGTAGCTTTGTTTATATTGTTTTGAATAAAATCTAATTGTTTTGTTATTTCTTCAACGCTACTTGCTGAATACCCTTTGGGTGGCGTAGTAAATTGTTCATATTCATTAATTGTTTTACCAAGTTTATCTGCTAATACTTCTGCATAATCTTTGGCAAAGCGACTAGGATTTGGACCTGGTGTTACCGTAACAGCTTGAATATCTCCTTGCGGAAAAAGTGTTTTGTTTCCAACAGCTTGTTGATAAGAACCTAGTTCAGGACTAGGAGCACCCGGTTTTTCTACCGTTGTTAAATATTCGTTTTTAATTTTATAAGGATCATTTGTATCCCATAAACGTTCGTTTACCTGTGACTGTGTTCTTGGCACACTACCATTTACAAAAATTTCTGGTAATGCGTTAGGAAATATACTAGGTGCTAATTTTTGTTGTGTGTTGAAAGATGCATTTACACCAGGCCTATTTAAAGGAGAAGTCAATGCAAATGGAACAGTAACAGCAGCAGCGCCTAATGCTTCAATTGCATTAGCAGCTTTACGTTTTTCCTGCTCTCTTTGTATAGCCGCAGGGCTATTAGGATTAGCATATTTCCCTGGAAACAAACGTTCTATTGCCATCAGCTATTCCTCAACGTAGCCTTAACCATCCAAGCCGCCTTAAAGATTTCCCCTGCTAATTCAGCTATATAGTTTTGGATATCAATAGCGTGTGCTTTGGCAGCAAGTGTTTCTACTTTTTTGCAGCGCATAGCAAAATCTTCTAAGTTTTTATAGTACGTAATTAACATATCATTTGGTTTATAGCTAGTAACATGTTTAAATTCAGGGCAATCATTAGCTAACCCTTTGGCACACATAGGCATTAGATAATCCATAGACCGTATAAACTCACCTAATTTATCAAACTGATCTTGATGTGCTTCATACTGTTCTTTTAAAAATGCATGCACACCAAAAAAGTTTGGTGCTTCATAATTCAAATGTATAAGATGTGCTTGTGTTCTTAGTTCTGTAAGTTGAGCACACAACGAAATACATTGCTGGATAAAAGTACCAATATCACCAGCTTTTGATTTAGCAGGAGCCTTGGGTTTATCCTGGGGCTGAGGGATCGGTTGATCCTGGGGCATTTCAGCAAGTTGATATTGTTGGGGCGCAGGCGGATACATAGTCAAATACCTTATCTTCTTAGTCTACCAAAACTTAACTGAAGATTTTACAATAGTTTTATGCAGTAAAATTAAAATAGAAAAAAAACAAGCGTCATGTCAGTACGGCCACCCGACATTTTTTTTAAAACATATCCACAATTAACAGCACCTGCTTCTGGGGACTCCACGTCTGTTTATTTGCCCCCTTCTATTGTTGCAAAGAATTTTACGTTGTTTGTTACGATAGCAAGCGTTAACACTAACGTTATTGTTGCTTTGGAAGGTTCTATTGATGAGACCAACTGGTCTAAGATAATTGCCAATACAACTATTACTGCTAATGGCACAACTCATTACAACGTAGCCAACCACCCGGTCAAATTCATTCGTCCTGTTTTTGTTTCTGAATCAGGCGGCACAGCGGCAACAGTATTGTTTTCAATTGCCGCAGCAAATTAAATAGCCATAGTCCCTTGGCTCAGTGCATATAACATTGTGCTTGCCGCACATGTCACAAGTGTCATAGTGCATAGTGGCGTAATGATTTGGTGGGCCTACGTACTCACCATCTTTATACCACTTGCCGTGGGCTACGCCACAATCGTGGCATACCCAGGCAATAGATTGTTTAATCATTTGACTAACTTAGCAAACTCTTCAACTGAACCAAGTTTAGTTACGTCAAGAGTTGCGTTCCAACTATAATTACCTTTCCTGGCAGTCAACTCGTAAATAAAACCGTCTACTGTAATACGAGTACAATAAACATCTTTAGCTTCATAGGCCATCCTATCTAATAATTCTTTTTCATCTCTTGCTTTATTGGACGCAAGATTGTATTTTTTCCATTGTTTAAAAAGTTGTAATGGTGTAGGTGTTTTCATTTAAGTCCAGCCAATAGATCTAGAAGTTCACTGGTTTTGTCATGTTCTTTTTTTGTATAGTCAAATTGACTTCGCACAGCTTCAAAGAAACAATCAAAGATTTCTTTACCACTTAACTCTTCAAATGCACCACAAAGTGTGTCAAGAAAATCATCAACAATTTTTTGTTTGGCCATTGTTTGTTGTTTTTTAGTTGCTTCAGTTAGTTCATCAATCAACTGATCTGAGTCT